GCAGTATTGTACTTGAAACAGGTCACCATAGTGTAGGCGTTGGTCGTAGGCACCAAGCCGTACATTTGACCGCCACTGCCGCTAATTCTCCATGAGCCATCGGCAGTCTCAGTACCGTTAGCACCACTGCCCGTAAGTCTCGTAAATGAGTTGTTGTCCTGCCCAAAATCAGTAATGCTGGTAGGGTCGCCACCATTGAATCTGCTCGTCCAAAAATCTGTTGTGTTTGCTATCGCCATCAGCCCCACTCCTTCTCCAATGCCTCAAGAATTGCCGCTTCAATATCGGGCAACGCACCTTCCTGTGCGTGTTCCAGCCAACCGATGCGCTTAAAACCTCTGTGCGTCATGTTGTCGCCGGTTTTGGCGTTAATGAAACCTTCTCCGCCGCCCCAAAATCGGGTGTTTTGAATTGTCTTAAAGGTGAATCCGTATGGGAACTGACCTACCCCATGTTGCAGATATAGGGCCAACTTACCACCACGAGAGCCGCTCACTCCGCCGCCGTCCATAGGGTCGCTTCCGAAGCGAATTTCAACCTCACCCTGCTTAGATTTCAGAACTTCTATTGCCAGCGAGTCTGCTACTGCGGTTGCCATGTCTTGTTGCGACGGAGGCAACTCTCCTTTGATGTAGCGTTGAGTGTTTCGTAGTTCTCTCTTGAGGATGTCAACGATAGCGTTTTCAAGTTGCTCGTTAGCATTCTTACCGAACTCACCTACCAGCCTGTCAATCGTCCTGCTGTCGTAGTGAAAAAAGGCATCAACAAAGCCCTTACCATGCGTGAGAGTAAATGACATATCAACTCACAGTCCCCAAATGTGCGAGCCTTGTTAGTTCGGCAACCGCTCTCATCCGTAGGACATTGGAGCGAACCGGGTCGCCTCCCGAAGTATGGAACATAGCGTCATCCTCAAGGTAGAGCGAAGCCGCAAGGTCGGCACAAATTTCTTTGAGGACACCGAGCATAACGCCAGTTGCGCCAGTAGGGGCAGTGCGGCCGTAGTCTCTGAACTCTTGATTGATGCAGATTGCGGCACGACTAACGGCGCTTGTGATGCGAGAGTCAGCCCGTGTACGCTGAGCGGCATCAAGGCCAAGGCGAAGCGCAACATCAGCGTTGGTGCAGTAGGTCATCACATAGCCCCCTGCACATCAACGCCAAGCGAAGCGAACAGGGCAACTGCGGCGTATTTGAGGTACTTGGCCATAGTGGACAACTCAAAGACGGCCTGCTCAAGCAACCGTACTCTTTCGTCCAAAGAATCCAACCTCTCCTCGCTCATTCTTCCTCACTTCCGTTTTCACAACCGCAACCTATCAGCGTGCAAGTATTCACTCTTCTTCGCCTTCCAACTTGTCAATTGTTTCTTTGACCATTTCAACGACTTCTTCTGCGGCGTCAAGGACTTCGTCAACGGTGATTTTGCCGTCGGCTTTCATTTCTTTCCACTTAGCAACCAGCCACTTGCCAGCGTAGGCAAGCACCAGTAGGTCAATCAAAATAGCAGTTCCAAGTATCAACATTCCTTCAATATCCATGTTTATTCCTCTCTGTATTCTATTTGTTTTACGGCAGAGGTTGGAATCAGCGTGAACGGCCTATCGGCACCTTGCCTATATACTGCGTACCCATGGGGTGTCTCTTCAATGTTCACATTGGTATAGCACCGTTCGGGCGGTGTGTACACTATCTTTCCTTTTCTTTTCATTTTTTCACCTCATGTCAGTAATCCGAATGTTTGTAAAGCGCCAATCAAAGCGTTGATTGCATCAGCATTGGCTTCGGGGTCAGCAGGAATACCCGTGGAAGCAATTGAATTAACAGTAGCAACTGTTTGTTGTGATGCGGCAGTTGCCCCCAAGAACCCAATCTGCCCTGCACCGCCTTCAACATTTCCTACACGCTTCAATTGGAGAAGTTGCTTGCTTCCGGGGACAAGTTGCGTGCTGATGTTCCCAAGGGCTATGTCCAATTGCCCACCGTCTCGTTGCCCAATCTGCCAAACAGGATTGTCAAGGGTTGAACCATCGGTAGGGGCTGAGTTGTCGTTGAAGATTTGAATGTGGCCGTATTTATTAAACAGCGTTTGACCTTCGCCATGCTCAAACTTGACGCTGTAATTTCCTGAACCATGAACATGCAGGTCATGGTCGGGGGATGCCTCGTTGATACCCACACGGTTGTTGCCTGTGTCAAGCGTTATTGGGGCTACTGACATGACTGCGCCGGCGGCGGCGACATTGGTTGCGTCCGTGACATCTGCGTTTGCCTCTATGCCATCTAACTTGGTTTTGTCAGCACTTGACATAGAGCCAGCGGCGCTTGTTGTAGCGGCACTGATACCGATTGTACCGGAACCCGTAATTGTGCCGCCTGTTATGGGCGCAGAAGTCGCTACACTCGTGACTGTACCGCTACCGCCGCCACCGCCCGAACCAAGCGTAGTGTCCGTGCCTGCGTCATCAGTGAACACCAGCGTGTTAGGGGTACTATTTTTGACCCATAGCACGCCCGTACCTGCGGCTGGTGCGGTTGGGTGGTCAGCACCCTCCAAGAACTTCAAACCTTTGTCAACAGCGAGCGTATCGCTTGCGAAGGACAGGTTCTCATCATTTGTAAAAGAGCCTGCGCCGTTTGACAACTGAACAGTCGTTGAGGCACCTTGGGAAGGCGTCACAGCAAACGCCGTCTCCATAAGGGACACATAAACGCCATCGCTAAGTTGTGAGAAGTTCCAAGCACCAAGCACTTTAGGACGGCGAACTGACACAACCGTGCTGGTAGCCTCCCCTCTTGTCTTGTGCCCTTCAAACACGGCATTGACATCAACAGTGATGCTGTTCACGCTAAGAGTCCTGTTTGAAGCAAGCGTCGCTTTACGACCAGCAGTCTTGCTTGTGATTGTAATGTTGTACCAGTTGTAAGTCGTAGCGCCGTCAGTCACCGGAAATGCAAACGACGCACCGTCAAGTTGGAACTCCCATGAAGACTTGCCTACATCAAAAGTAGTGCCTGCGACCGAAAAGGAAGAAGCCGTTTCAACTACGAACTGTCGGCTTTGATTGTCTCTTGGTGTAGCCGAGGCATCAAGAGGCGTAGTCACTGACGCACCTGTTGTGAATGAATTGAATGTAGCCTTTTCGTGAACAGTGCTTGTTGGCGTCTTGTGCCCAAACGAAATTGCAGTAGCCCCTGTGATTGACACCGCAGGATAGTTGCCGTCATCAAAGTAGGTGGCTGTGCTACCGTTCGCTGACCCGTCTATGCTGTAAATCAAGTCTGCCGCTGTCGCTGTTTGATTTTCGCCGTTAAGAATGTACCTGTTGTCCCCACCGCCGGCATGTGTGCCCGAAAAAGTGATGGTGTTACTGCTACCGGATGTATTGCGAATGTTGCCATCCAGCGTAAGCAAGTTGACCGTAAAGTTGGCCTGCACATCAAGGTATGCGTTGTAGGTCACCGTGACAGAAGCACTTGCCGCCTCAGTCACAACCGATGTTTCGCTGACAACCAACAAGTTGTCAGTGATGCTGGCAACCGTCAGTGTGGTATTGTTGGCGGAAGTGCTGGCGCCTGTGACTACGATTTTCATGCCGACACGAAAACCCAAGGACGACCAATCTACATCTTCATGCTTGAGGGTGGATGGTGCCGTAAATGAAATAGCAGTGGATGTTTCGGCTATGGAGTTGTAGCCACTGGCAACTGTCATGGCTGTCAGCGTAGGGGTGATGTCCCATGTGCAAATTCCGTTGCCCTTGTTAGCGGCTAAGGTCGTAGCGTGGCCAATGAACACATTGTCGTTCGTAGTAGGCACTCCTGCTGAACCGGAGCCGTCAGCCGCCGTGCTCCAATTGGATGCTGTGTTAGCGTTGCTGTTGGCGTTTGAAACCCAGTACCTATCCGCCATCTACTCACCTCAGTCGCTTGGAAGGCGAGAGGTGGTTTTCTTGACGACGAAGGCCGAGCCTTCTGCTTCCCGAATCAGCATAACTGCTTCATCGGCTCTGCGCTGTAAGGCTTCAATCTGTTGTTGAAACCTGCGGTCGTACACACTTCTTTCACTCTCGCTATAATACGACGGTACAGTATCAATGAGGATGTTCAGGCAATCAAGAGCGGCAAGTAATTTTATCGCCCCTTCTTTCAAGTCGGCGGAGACTGCGCTATCGCCCACACTGTACAATGACCCACGAGCCATCTTGTTGACTTCGTTAGTTCGGATTGTGACAATTTCACTTACGGTTGCATCATTCAGGCCTCTCGGCCTGTTGAGCAAGTCCCGAATGTTGTCGGTAGTGACTGCCATCAAGCCCACCTATTCTCGGTGCGACTTAAAAATCAATCGGCACATCAAGGGTGATAACAGACTCGGGTGCTTCTGCTTCCATGCCTACGATGTACACAACTCTTGTCTTGGCCAACTTCTCAGCGTAAAGGCTGTTAGGAACCCAATACAATTTGCCTTGCTCAAACACCGAAGCGATTGAATCCTTGGGGACTGGCAGGGCGAGGCGCATCAAGTAGCCTTTGCCACCCTTCCAGTGCTTCAATCGGTGCTTAAGGTCTGCGACCTTGGCATCCTTGGGCACGGGCAAGCCACGCTCTTTCAATTGCCGCACGAGTGCGGCCTTTGACTCACTCATGGGGAATCAACCTCACGAGACGACGCCAGTGATTTTACAAATCCGGTTGTTCTTACCGGCGGCGGCACCATCTTGGTGCTCGTGAATCACAGTTCCCATGTACGAGGTGAGGAGCCACGAGAAGCCGACACCCTCAATACGGGTGAGTTCAGTCTCTTGGAATCCGTCGCCGTTGTAGGTGAAGAACTCAGCGGTTTGTGCGCCCTTGATGAGCAAGAGTGCGTCAGAGCCGATAGCACCGGAGGCTCCGAAGTCTCGGGTGTAGTACACATCAAGCGTAATCATCGTGTTGAGTCGCTCTTGGAGGGACTGCAACAGGTTCGTGTAAAGGCGAGTGTTCATCATCTGCGAGCGGCAGGTGGCTGGCAGGATGAGAGCCAAAGGCTCGTTGCCGGAAACACGGGCGTTGTTGAAAATTTTGTCCATGGCGTCAAGGATGTCCTTCTCTTCGTCAGCACCGCCAGCACCCCAAACAGCCGTAGCGGCTTGGGTTTGTCCAGCGCCACCGTGCAACTTACCGAGAATGTGGTTGTCAATCAGGTCAGCACGGGCTTGGATGATAGCCAACTGTTGTCGGTTCATGTTCTCAAAGGACTCGCCACGAAGGAGCGTGGAGTCAAGGAACACACAGCGGCCCTGACCCTTCTCCAAGTGGACGGAGTAGTTGGCCGTTCCGATTTTGGTTGGGTCAACGACTGCGTTGTCGTCCAATGGGTAGGAAAAGGTTCCGCTTGCGCCAGTGTACCAAGTAAAGGTCAGCCAGCCGACAGTTCGGACACCGACAACTTGCGTACCAACTGCAATTGTGGTGGATTGGAGTTGGATGAAGTCTCGGAGGGTCTGCTCAAGAACAGCGTCGCCCTTACCGAAGGGTCCGGTTGCGGCGCTGACATTCAAAATTTCTTCAAGGGATTGGTTGCTCATATTTTTCATCTCCATTTTTTTCATTGACCTCAAGCCGAACGGCAAAGGACTGGAATTAAGTCTCCCGAGGCTGGGGTGATACCATCCTCACCCATGTAATATCCGACAAACTTCGCACCGGAAGCAGTCGTGTGAACGAATCCATCGTTGCTGTCGTCAACATAGAGGGATTCGCCAGTCTTGAGAACGCCTCCACCCACGCACTTGATGTACTGGACACCGGAAAGGGGGATGATTGAAACAGTGCCGGTACCGGCGGCTTCCAGTTGGTTGTCAGCGCCACGGCTGGATTCATCAATGGTCACACCGATGGGCACATCGGCTTTCGCCGTGGTAATCATTATACCGCTGGCGTCGTACTTCACAAGCAGACCTGCGCTTGAGAAGGTGTTTTGAATGTCTTTACAGTTGACAGGGCTCAGTCCGGAATACATCGTCATCTTTTATCACTCCAATTGTTCGTATAGTTTTGCTCTCGTTTCCCCGACCATAACTTGGTTGTAAGCCTTGGCCCATGCGTTGTATGCACGAGCGTACAGGGTTTCGGGAGTCTTGACGAGTTCGCCGTTAAGGTAGTTGGCGACCACGGGTTCTGCGGCTTCTGAGGCGGCCACAGGTTCGGATGCTGGAACGGCTGGTGCCATTTCCACTTTTGGTTCTTCAACCACAGGGCGGGAGGCTTCCCACGATGCAATCATCGTGTTCAGCGTCTCGCTGGAAAAGTCTTCGTGTCCCTTGAGTCCAAGTTCGCTTGCCTTGTTAACAAGTGAAAGTCGGTCTTCTTCTGCTCGGGCTTCTTCTGCGGCCTCAAATTCAGCGATTCGTGCTTCTCGTAGAACGAGTTCTGCTTTGAGAGCCTCAAGTTCGGAGGCCATGTTGATTTCTTCGTCGGTCATTTTGCTCACCTTCGGTTGAATATCGCTACTATCGGTTTGATACTTAAGCGTTGTTGATGCCTCAACTCTTTCAACTTTCTCAATGTTTGCCTCCCTATATGCGGGACGGTACACGATTGCGAGGTGGTCAAAGTCAAAATCGTCGGCAAACCACATGGTCGGCCGGCCACCTGCTTCCTCGGCCTCAATGACCTCCGAGGGAATGCCGGTTCCGCCGATAGAAACGCCGTAGTCTGAGCGCAGATAAAGACCTGACTCAAGTGCGGAGAACAACTCAGGGCGAACTACTTCGGCAACATAGCGGACAACATAGCCTCCTTTGCGGTCGTGGTAGGAGGCTTCGGTGACTTCTCCTACTACGGCTTCGTTGGTCCCGCCATCCATGTTGCGAGTGAACCGTCCCATTTCAGCCTTCGGGTGGTTGAGAGTGACATCAGCGCCAACCATTTCTTTAGCAAGACGCTTTGCCAGCGCAGGACGAATGCCCCACTTGTTTTTGTTGACGCCGTTAGTGAATGCAACGCCGCTGATTCGCATAATGGTCTTACCAGTGGAGGCTTCAATGCGGGTTTCAATTTCTTCAACCTCAACCTCACAAGTAACAGCGACACGAACACACTTGCCATCCTTCATCTCCTTGCCGGGTGGGCAAGAATCCATGTGGTAAGATGCCTCCTTGTCCTTGTCCTTGTCGTAAGCGGCTTCCTTCTCAACCATTTTCATGTACTCTTCGTGAGATTCGCACGGCATGAAGTTGTCGCCATCACGGTGAATGCCCTTGCATCCCAACTCTTGAGCCCGTCCGCCTGCTTCACGAGGGTTGTCGTAGCGGTCCTTGCCAACTTCTTTTGCCTCAACAGGCTCGCCATCGCAACCGCAACCACAGCCTCCTTCTCCGGCCTCGGCGTGGTCTTTTTCGTCATGCGCTTCATCTTGGTCTTTGAACTTGTGACCTTCGTGCGCCTTCATGCACTCATCTTTTGTGTAGCCCATGGCAGTGCATCTGTCCATGTACTCTTGATGTGTTTCAGTGCTTTTTGGTTTGGGCTCTGCGGCCTCAACCGACTCTTCATCTTCATAGAACTCTTCGTAAAATTCTTCGTAGTATTCCTCTTCCATGTTTTCACCGCTTGTGTATTGTGTGACTGATTTTCCACGCTCCCACATTTTGCATGACCAGTACCGGGCTTTGGTTTTAGGGCCGGGGTTGTCACAGTTATGTCGGGAACGGAAGTTGCGTCGTCGCTCAGGGTCGTCTCTTTTGATTTCCATGTTAGGGTCACCGAAGCGAACTATGACGACTTTGCCGCTTTCGTTTCTAACATATACGGCGAATTTTTTCGCCGCACCTCTTGTACGGAATGGTTTGTTGAGGGTGACCTTTCTGCCTTGGTACTCGGCGGCTTCCAACTCAACTACTGGTGCTTCAATCCCCCAGTCTTCATACTCGGGGAAATCGTAGGTGAATGACTCTTCCTCAGCAGTCCCGGCCTTTTTACTACGAGGATGGGACTTGGGAAGAAGGTCATTGTCTTGCTTGTAGTTGGGGTTGGATGGACGGCCGTTGCGTAGTAGGTAAAGGAAGGCTTTGACTCTTGCGATACCCCATCCAGTTCTGCCCATGCCGGGTGCGTGGCTACGGCTGAAAGCACCAGCACCACGACGAAAGACAGACTTCAACGCCCCCATGCTGGCCTTTGACCCTTTGCCTTTTGCGGCCACCTTTTTGTTATGCTCAGTCATCAACTTACGAATACGAGACTCCGTACCCTTGCTCATTTTTATGGACTTGTTGGGTTTCTTAGCGGAGCCCGGTTTGTTTTTCTTTGACCCCTTGCGTCGCTCGCTTGGCTTGGCCGGCGTCTTTCGTGGGTCACGCTTTCCGGGTCGGCCGTACTGCAAAGCCTCTACCGTTTCAATAGTGGCGGTGTAGTCGCTGTCCTCAAAGGTGTTCATGCAAAAAGCGTACCTTTGGTCACGGTCGGGGAAATCCTTTGTTGATTTGCTGTCCGCCATGCAACGAGCGATGAAGTCTTTCTTCATTTCACCGTCACGAGGACTCGGCATGATATACCCACACTCCGGGTGACTTTTAATCCATTCGCCACAACTGTTGATTTTCGTTGCGGATTTCGTAATACAACTTTTCTGACATCACATCCTGCACATCATCGTAGGACAAAACAGGTTTGTAGCCTAATTTTGTCACGACGCTTACAAGACTTGCCATGTGAGTTCCGTCAATTGGGTTTAGCACAGTTATTTTTGGTCGTAGGCCAAGGTTAGCGTTGCGAACTGACAGCAAGTAGGAGTGCCAGCCATTCTCCCTATACTCAGGCAAAATGTAGGTATTGCCAACAAAGTGAAAGTGCCCCATGTCAAGCGACCCCGTGTAGCCAATCGGAATGCCATCATACGACAGCACCCAGTGAGACATAAGGTCAAACACTTGCGGGTAGCCCTTTTCAGAAGGGGTTGGGTATTGATGAGGCCAGCCGTCGTGAAGAAACCTGTGCAACTTTACGCTCAGTCCTCTTTCTTCTTCCATACGGCCTTACCCTCACGAACCAATTCAATTCTCGCTCGGCGTTCTTCCGCATCCATGGTATGCTTGTGTTCTTGGGCCTTGAGAGCCATCTGACGCTCAAGAGCGGCCCTTTCTTCCATAACACGGGTTTGGGACTCAATGACGGAAGGATGCAGTTCTGTTTCAGTCTGTTGTTCTTTTTTCCACAACTCAAGCATTGTTGCGAAGGCTGGCTGTGCAGTTCCGCCTATGATTGCGATAAGGGCGATGAAACCCTCAATGTTTTCAAGCACAACCTCCGGTCGGTGAATACCCATGGCCACTACTGCCCCGCTTGCGGCAAGCCAAAGGTACACGGCTGGTAGCGCCGTCCATTTAATCATCTTGTCATTTACACTGTCTTTGTGTTCTCTTGCCATTATTCCGCCTCCTCGGGTGGTTTGTTCTCATTGTTGCGTGGTGATTCACCAGTTGAACTACGACTGTTTGGTTTGACATATCGTTGTTTTCCTTCGTTGCCCCTCATGCTTGCCAATCCAAGTTGCTCTCGTGCCTCGTTTAGCGTGCTGATACCGGCTTCAAAGGCCATGACTACTCGGCGTGTGGATTCAAACGGGGACTCTTCATCAATAGGTTCAAATTCAACCTTTGGCAAATCAGCCATCGTGTGATTGATACCAAGCAAAGTAAGGTGCTTTGAAAACAACTCGTGCATAGATTGAGACAATACTTTTTGCAGACGACGGATAGCCTGTACGGACCACTGGTTGGCGTTGAAAGTAGCGGCAAAGGTTGAGCCACGCTCTTGACCCATAGAGACTCGGGGGACATGCAACACGGCTGAAATATCACCGTTGACTGCGTCAAGGAATGAAGAGTTGTCAGGTATTGTGTTCTTTAGGTCAACAAATTCCATGTTGACATAGTGCGGCAAAATTGGCACTTGGTCAGCACGAAGTCCGTCCAGTAGGTCGCTTACCTCATCCATGACAAAAGTTAGGCGGGCATTTGCTTCATCGGGGTCTGTAATCCCAGCAGTAGCCTCTGAGCCAATCGTAATGAACTGCTTGGTCAGACTGTCTTCCAAGGCTATGCGATTGTTCATGCTGTTGTATTTAGCACGGATAGCCTGCTTGAGCGACGAGAAGCGGGATGCACCCCATACGCCGTATGTCCATCGGCCCAACCTGTCCCTGTACCAATACGACCGATAGTCAATACGGATGTGCAAAATTTCACTTCGTGGGAACTCTTGCATGTCCCGGTCTTGTTCACGAAGCAAGTAGCGTTCGTTGGTAAGAATCGCATTTTCTTTGTCAGTAGTTGTGTTAGGAGGGCGATTATCAAGAATTGTGATTTGAGCGACTGGTAGTGATTGAACTTCGGTGATACCCTGCCTGCTGTTGCCCACATACTTGTTTATGTCGTTGCCGTACACCATGAGGTTTCTCATGGCGTTGATAAGCAAATCGTCAAATTCAAGGACTTCCTCAACGAGGTTTTTGATTGCACTACGAATCGCATTGTTTTTTCCGCCGCTGACACGGTATTTGTTGGCAGTAAGGCTGATTGTTCGGACTGCGCCGTTGAGTTCGGGGTCGTAGTTCAGCATGTTGTCGTAGAGGTCATAATCGTTTTGGTAATCGTACCTGTCTCGGAAATCATTTGTGTCTTTGACGATGTCATCAATTCCCGCCGCCATAACAGTGAAGGGATTTTTGCCACCACGATGAGCAGTTCTGCGTAGTGGTATCGTGTCGTTTTGTCCTGCCGATACCGCTCGCCAAGTAAAAGGGTTCCACCACGCCATGTAGTGAACCACATAAGCGGTGCTATTTGAAGGTTCTTGACTACGAACCAAATTTTGGATATTTTCTGTGTTGTTTCGGCCTTCTATTTGCCTTTTTGACAATTTTTTTTCTTTTGCCCCAGCCGCCCATGCTGGTGGTTTTACTTGCCATCGGAGCATACTCAGTGTTTTTTGGCTTGAACTGGTCAATAGCATGGGCCAGCGCCATGACAGTGTCGTTGTGTTTGCCGACATCAACGATTTCCCCTTTCTTCCAAACATGAGACTCTAACTCGTCCAACACAATAGACACTTTTTTTCTGATGTTATCACTTCCGTAGGGGAACACAACCAACTCTCTCTCAAACCAAACACGAAGTCTGTTGAGTAGTCCTTGCTTCAAGCCTTTGTTTGACGCTTTGGACGGCCGATATTCAAGGTGACCGCCCTTCTGCTCAATCACCGTTTCGTAAAGACGCTGAAAACCTACATCCTCCGCCGCCACAGGTGCTTTGAAGTGCTGAGCCCATTCAATGATAACATCAGCCTGCTTGTCAGGAGGAAAGTCATTTCGTCGCCACATATCAACAAAGTGAATGTAGCCCTGCTCATCTTGTCGCAAGCATATTAAGACGGAGTAGTCTTTTCCTATACCATGGGCGGGGTCAAAGCCGAGGATGAATTGGACGGTACTGTCGTTGAACTCACCGTTAAAACCACCGACTGCATCTATGTTTATGTTTTTTCTGATGAGATTCCTGTTGAATACTTGGGCGTCATCGTCCACGACCTTGCACAAATACTCTTGAGCGAAGGCGAGGTCGTCGTCCATGGAGACTTTTTGTTCCAAGAGAAAATCAGTTGGCCTAAATTGGGGCCAAAGTGGTGTTAACTCTACATTGTCCGGGTCAGCCCTGTGCTCATCCCAGTTGGTAAAGGCAGACCATGTGCCTGACTTCCATACTTGCTTTGCTTTTTCTGACAGCATTTCAGTATGGTACAGGTCGGTGTGGGACATCGGTGTGCCCACGACAAAGCAGGATGTGTTGGGGTCCAGCATCGGCGTCACCACTTTCTTAAACCAGTCACGCACAGCATCCATTGTCATGTCCCCTATTTCTGCGAGAACATCATCAAGAGCAACAACGGCCGGGTGTTCCCCACGAATCGCCGAACCTACACCAGTAGCCTGAATCCATGCGCCGTTTGTGAACTGGATTTTTTGTTTATTGGACTTGCGTTCGTCAAGGTATTTACGCAGTTCAGGATGGCGGCGCATGTCTGTTTTGATTTCTTCAAGACGGTTTGAGGCTTGTCGTATGCTTGCCGAGAACAGCCACACCTCCATAGGCTTATCGTTGCGCTTTTCAAACAAGCACATGTGTAGCAACTTGACTCGCAGTGTGGCAGACTTGCTGTGGGAGCGTGGGGCGATAATACAAACACGGTGGACAGAAGCGCCTTGGCGGTCGGCATATAACTGCATCCATTCCCCTATGTGGTCAGCCCACTGATACTCAGGAGACAACCACTCGTAAAAGTGTTTGATGTCGTGCTCTGAGCGGCGAAAATTAAAATTAGGCATTACCAACTTCTCTGTCCCCCATAACCCATGAGTTAGGCTTACCCTCTTTAACGACACGCATTGAGCCGCAGTGAACATTTCGCTTGGTCTTTTTGCACCAACGCTTGCAGTTCGTATTTGTTCTACGCATGGCAATCCTGCCACAGTTGTTGCACTGTCTCAATTTCTGCGGCATGCAGTTCCTTGAGCGTACCACTCTATCAATCCTCGTGAACAACAGGGGCAAACAAAGAGCCGATGTAGCCCTCGTCTTTGTCAATGAAATAGGCGGCAAGCCCAGCAGTAGAGGTTGTGTAGCCCGAGCGAGCGTGGTAGCGGTCATGCCCTGCAAGGGATGGCATTTGTACGATAAGGCATCCGTCTTTTTCTGTTAGGCGCTGGTGATGCAAATGACCGTGGAACCACACTTTGTGAGTAGTCACACCCCACTGCTGACGAGCCTCAACAGCCATAAGACCAGCAAGGTTGGTCTTGCGAGACAAACCGTCGCCATGTGTAAAGCCAAGTAGCGTGTCGCCGTAGGTGAGGTACTGTCTGTTGTTGGAACTGATTGTGATTGTGACATCATCTGCGTCCTCGTAAGCGGCCGATAGGTACATCATCAGGGCAATTGACGAATGGCGGTCATGGTTGCCGGGCATCATCACAATTTCAACTGGTGCTATTTGTCGCAGGAGGTCAATGTGTTCTCGGGCAAGACGGCATCCAGTTATGAGTATCTGCGCTGGTGAGGCGCACATGTCTTGGGGAGTGCCTTTCGTGGTTGTTCCGTAATCGTTGTCAACATGGAACCAATCGGAACCAGCACCAATGTACAACTTTTCGGGGGCGACGGGGATGCGCTCAATGAGACTTTGGGTTTTTTCAAACAACCTTTTGCGTGCTTCTTCAAAATCATAGGTTTCGCCCACTTCATCTGACCAGCCATACTTGCCCCAGTGAAAGTCAGTAGGGCAAACAACAAGGGCATAGGGCTTGCTTGTCTTCTTCAACTTAAGGCGGGGCACACTCTTGGGCGCTTTTTCCAGCGAACCTTTCAGATAGTCCACCTGACTGAGGAGCGAACGCCACTTTTCAGCATCGTCCTTCAACTCTTTCTGCTCTCGCTTGAGAACTTTGACCTCAGTGCTGTAAATTTTGCGACTAAGGATAGTGTCAACGAGTTCATCCTCATCATGGTCAAGCACCTCTTCCATAGTGACAGGCTGACTGTTGCGGTTGATTTTGAAGGTGCGGCGCCATCGGTGAACAAATGCAGGTGATAAACCAATCATGCCGGCCATGGTGTTGACAGCAACACCGCTTGTGTACTGTTGCAGTAGTAGCCGGTGGTCATCACCGGACAGTTGGTGGACATGTGCGCCCATATCCATGTAGTAGCAGTCCTCCTCCTCATCATAGGTGTAGGCGACAGCGGTGTAGGCGGCGTGCTTTTGCAGGTAGAGACGCCAAGCATTGAGAGATTTTTCGGGATGCCTCTCTGCGATGTGTCGTGCCAGCGCCGAACGAGTAGCGAAGTCCTCGGGATTGTACAATTCAATGATTTCTTGTGGCTCCATTGGTAAGGGACTGCTCACGCCACTTTATGAATGTTTGTGAAAAATTTACTCAGAAAAATGCGTGGGGGTTGGCTGTCCCCTATGTGTGCGCTGTCGTGATTTTTGGCGGCCTATATTAGGCCGTGCCGCAAAAATCCGTTGGAAGGGTCAAAAAAGGGCTCTCCTCGGCCCCTTGGGGCCAAGGAGGGCGTTGTACTACTCAGAGAGCAGGAAGGAGTGGTTATTGCGTTGTGTGCTCCTTATTCCAAGTTGGCGACTTGGCCGAGGAGTTCAATGAGTTGAGTCATCTGCTCCTCAAGTCGGTGGACTCGCTTCTCCACTTTGGCCATGCGCTCGTCGTCGGGCTTGTGCATCTCAACAACTGCGCTGTGTAGGTCAGCACGGATGCTTTTCAAGGCCTTGTCGGTGTCAGCACGAATGCTTGTCAAGGCTTTGTCGGTCATCTGCATGAGGTTCTGCATGTTCCCCTCTGCGCTTCCCATGTCGTCCTCCAATTCACCGACTCGCTCGGTGAGTTTCACTTGGGTCGTGATGACCTCAGTGACCATTGGGTATGCAACCGCATGAGCGATGTCATGCACTGCACCCGCAAGGGCTTTTGCGTTCTCCATTGTGTTCTTCATGTCGTGTTCCATGTTTTCCATGCCTCCTTCGGCAGTCCGCCGTGGGGCTCCCGACATATATATTCAACGGTGGGACATCCCCGTTTTTTGTCGTTTTTTTGAGCGCCGAGCACTCGCCGACGCACAGGCGGACAGGGGCGGACACATACGCACTACATAGTCCTGCATATATTAGGACGCCAACCCCTCGCTGAGAGAGAGAGGAGAGAGAGAGACGGTGGGAAGGGGGCGGCGGCGAAACCGGAAGTCCGCCACCCCCAACCGTTCAAGCGGCCCGTCTGCCGCTTACTTGAAGGTGAAGTTGGTTATGGCCACATCCCAATGATGAGCATGGCGAACCCATGTTTCAATTGATGAGTCGCTGTAAATCACGGCTTCATCAATGTTGAATTGGTCAAGCGTCTTCCATGAGTCTTTGATTGAGCCGTTGAAGGGGCGTTGGTATATTTCCCAGCCTGCCATTTGAGCGAGGTCATGGGCGGCGAGGTACATCATGGCCCTATGTGGGAGAATGGCCTCGTGCATGCTGACAATGTGTATTTCGGGCTGGGGTGGTATGCTGTGCATGTATCGGGGATGACCCCCGAGTATATCAACTCATCGGAGCGGCATTCTCCTTTGATTTATTCACTACATAGTCTTCCATATATTAGGACGCCCTGCTCCCAAGGAGAGAGAGAGGAGAGAGAGAGAAAGGCCACCCCCCAGCCCTTGGGCTGAGGGGCGGCGGTGTACACCTCAAGGAGGTGGAATGTGGATGTTCAGCGAGTCGCTACCTCACTTCCACATTTTGACGACTGGGACACGCCACTTAGCCGCCACTTTGTTGATGTGACGGGTGGTTGTCGTGCTGTGCCACTTGGGAACCCATAGGTGTCCTTCAATGTACACTGCCACTGGCGTGTTGTACGAATACACGATGTCGTTAGCAACGATGATGTTTTGTCCGCTTCCAAAGTATTCAACCTTAGTTGCGAACTTGATACAAGCGTTGATTTCTTTCGTGATTGCGTTTCGTCGTTCTTCGGTCAAGTTTTTCCATACCATTCATTTTCCCTCCTGTTCTCCTGTCGGATGTCACCACCCAACACGCCGACCCATATAAACCCCACGATGCCCCAGTATCTACACTACATAGTCTTCTCTATATTAGGTCGGCCATCCCCTCCGAGAGAGAGAGGAGAGAGAGAGAGGCCACCGCCGGGAGCGTACTCCCGACGGCGGCGTTGTACAAGTCTGAGACTTGGATGATGCCGTCAGTGAATCTAACGACCGAGCAATTCCTTGGCTGGGATGTCGTATCGCCATGGAACATGGCTCAACGAAGACACCGTTTTCAAGGTCTTGGTCAGTCGGAGGATTTCACGGTGCAGGGCTCGCAACTCGGAAGCCCTGCTCATTTCCTCATCACCGTTGCACTTCAAGCACATGTCCACATGACTGGTTTCGTCATCGTGGTCAATTCCGCACTCTTCAACTGCGTCCATGCACTTGGTTTCGTTGAACCACTTTTCAACGGCTCGCACTTCACGGTGCAGTCGGTCGCAAATGATTGCTTCAAAGGTCTGAACCCAGCCCTTGACAGCAAATAGGTTCGTTTGGAACATCATTTGCACCTTCACATTGTTCATCATGGTTTCAAGCAACATCAACAATGCCGCCATCGCTTTTTCTGTTCTGCGTATTTTTCTCCACATGGTGTTTCTCACCAGTCAAGCGTAGCAGGTGGTTGTATATAATACCAGCGAATAGCAACGATGCTTGAATTTTAGTCGTCTCTTCCAAGGGGGGCAGGCGTGTGGCGGGCGGAGGAGAGAGAGAGAGAGAGTACCACCCACCTATATTAGGAACCGTCCTGCGATTTTCGGGCGTGGATGGAGAGAGTTCGGCCGGCCTTCGGAAAGTCCGAGTTCGGGCCTGTTCGGCGGCCGATTTTGGGCCGTGAACCCACCCCCCCCGACGGCCCGTTCATGATAGGGTTCGGCCCTTCGGCAGGCTCGCAGTACAGCGTTTTTTTCAATTCCACAGGTTTAAATACCCCCCTGCCGACAGCGTATTGCTTCGGCGTCAAACCCGAAGCCGAGGAAAACATACGCCCCAATGGCGGCCCTCCGGGGTCAAGTTGGGGGATGCGGCCGGCCACGGTTGTCTGCATCCGAAGCCAGCACACGCAACCCAAAAACCAAAATCTACGGGTGGCGGCTGAAACCGAATTTCAGCCCCGATTTAGTTCAAGCCTTCCCGTAGAATCCGAGGGACCACATTTTCGGTCAAGCACGCAATCTTGAGACACTTCAAGGCGAGCCCCTGCGAAACAGGGCGATGATGAGACGGCACAACGAAACACCACACCAAACAAGCAAACAAACGCTCTTTCATCTGCGACACTCAGCGACTTGATTCCGTGGTGAAGGACTTCATGGGTTGTACAGTCGGCACGACCGACGGGCAGATGTGCGAAGCCTCCACGGCACCGATAGGATGTTCTATGGCCTGTATTGAAACTGATGCAGGACTTAATCGGCAGTGGAGGCAGTTGGATGACAGCCGATAAATGGAGCAAGCCAGCGCCGCCCTCAGTGCGGCCCGACGCTTGAATTGATGGTTGAAAGGCTGTTATCCCCTCCCCGTCTCGTATGACGGGGGGGTCGTTCTTCACCTGTGATTCACTTTCTCTTTCACATTGGGCGAGCCGTTATGAGCGGCGATGACCCCAGCACACAGTGTCTCCCGTCCTCGCTGGTCGGAAACACCGACAACGACGGGACTACATCGGAGGATGAAACAAATGCAGAATGAAATGATGCAGAACGCAGACATGGACGGTGTCGGCTTCCTGCTCGGGATGCTATGGGTCTTTGGATTCATGGCGCTCGTGCTGGCCGCCTACATTGGACGAAGAACGAACGAACGCAAAGAGCAAACCTACGGGTACGAGTTGGAGGTCATCAAAACCCTCCACGGTAACTCATCGGATGCGAACCACAGCCTTGCGAACTTCCTAACAAAAGTTCGTGGCAAGGGTGGTTGGAAAGCCTACTTTGAAGGCTACCACCACAACACGAGAACATACACAAAACTGGTGACGGATTCATCGTTGTCAGAAGGCGGTGTGGAAATCGTGTCGCCCCCTCTCAAGGGGGTCCGTCAACGGCGAAACTGGTTGTCCAGAGTTGCTGGCATGCTTGGTGGCTTGGTCCGGGTCAACCGAAGTTGTGGGGTTCATCTCCACCTCGGTCTGAAAGGCCCGGATGATGATTGGGACGACGAAGGAGTCATGTCCTATCAGACCGCCTGCATCATCGCCACCAAAACAAGCGTGCTTTACACGGTGTTTCAATCCGTGTTCAACTCGCTCGTACCCTCAAGCCGACACCACAACGACTACTCGGCCCCCAACAGGTATGTACTGGCTGAAGCCATCAATCATGTCGTCCACAACGGACAAGACCAGACTGATGAGTTGTGGTCGGAAACACTGTACATGTGGGCAAGGGACCGACGCTACTTCCATGTCAACTGTCAATCGCTCAGCCGCTACGGTACAATTGAGTTCAGGCAACACGCCGGCTCAATCAACCCCGTGAAGTTGGACGCTTGGGCACAACTCATGTCCGCTTTGGTTGCCCGTGCCACCACGATTACCCACGGCGAGATGCACTCCGTCTTGACCTTGGCTTCTCGTGAGGAGCGCATACTGCAACTGAGCGACCTCGCACACTTTTTGGGACTGTCTGAGAAGACGAACCTCATCAAGTACTTCTCCCGCCGAGTGGATGTCCTTCGGGGCATCCCTCTCAAGGACAAATGCACCGAGTGTGCTCGTGAGACATGCGCTGGATGTATCGTCGGACCTCAGACCGACTGGGACGAGATGGACTACATTCTCCATGAGGATGAGGACTTCGCCGCCGAATACTACAACATGTCCGCTACTGTCTTGAGTGTGCTTGGCGCTCTGTGGGCTTTCGGTCCACTGGTCGCCGGCATCATGTTGCTTGTTGGTTGCGGCATTGGAGCAATCCATGGCCGTGGCAAGCAGTACAGCCAAGGCAAAACAGCACCGGCATTGTGGAACGCTTTGCAGGCCCGTGGCACACACGCCGCTGGCACTGTATGGCTTGACGACAGTTGCCTCAAGGACGGCAAGGCCCGACAGTACCTCTACATCAAGGACTCAGTACCGGCGGTTCAACTCTCACCTTCCCTCAAGCGTGAGGTGAGCAAAACCACATGGTGGCAGGTCTTTCACACAAGGTTCAGCACCCACGGTGCCAACACAGCCGACAACGCCCACCCACACTTCTCATCATGCCGACAAGTCGTGATGGTTCACAACGGTGTGGTAGGCAACTACGACGAGGTATGGCGTGCCATCAAGCGCAAGCCCACCGGCCCAGTTGACAGCCAAGCAGTCTGCGAGGCTCTCGCAGTCGGTGGCATTGACGAGGTCATCAAGCACTGTGTCGGTCCAATGTCCCTGATATGGGCCGACATGCGTGACCCTGCGGGCACTCTGCACTTTTGGACAAACGGTGAAAACCCGCTCCACTTCGGGCGACTGGACAACCCCTCGGGGGACATCATGGTCGCATCAACCGAAGCACTGTGGCTTGAGGCCGCAGGCAAGCGGGCCATCACTGAGTCTCGCCGAGTGCAAAAGACTCGCAAGGTACAACGCCGCAACAACCTCGGAGGACACGCATTGACTCGCTCCTACACTGTGACCGAAAAGGTCTTTGACCGTAGGGGCAAGCCGGTGATGACCACCGAGCAAGTTCCCGTCAACCACTGGGCCGCCGTCGTTGGCAAGCACTACACGATTTCGCCGGAAGGCAAGATTGACGGTGTGATGACCGACAACTGGCAGGACACAACTCGTGGCACAATGCTTTCATGGCGCTCCTACGCCAGCCCGCCTCGCAAGGCGAAAGGCAACAAGGACACATGCACCATGGACGACTGCGTGTTGGTCGCCACCAACGCCGACATGCAACGGACCTTTGACCTGTGCGACGCCGCCGGTGGATGGCCAGTGTTTCAAGGCGCCAACGGCGACGAACTCCATGGCTACGACGCTGTGCTCCATGAGGGCATCAACCCCGACGGCACACGCTACCGCCTGCCACAGTACTGTCAACCTTGGATTGACGACATTGACAAGCGGGAACTCCTCGTGGGCGACTACGAGAAGCAAGGCAAGTCGTGGGTTCTGGACGAGCAGTGGCTCTGAGGCGTTCGTTTGAACTGCGGATGACGGCTCTCTGAGTCGTCCCACCTCTCTGAGGTGTACAACGGAGCCATGGGGGGTACGCCCCCCATGGTTCCCCCTTTCCCTATCACTTTCCTATGCCCTTCGGGGCCGACACAAACAGGAGGACGAAACATGAAGGAACCCCAACCACCAAAGTGGCAACTGAAAACGCTACATGGTCGTAGGGTGTGGACTACTGAGTACCAGTGGGGCAACGCCAACTACGAACATGACTGCGCTGACTGCGGCCGTGAGGCAACCATGCTGTGCGTTGAAATCAACGAGCATTGGTCGGTACCCCAACCAGACCTACGCAAGTTCTGGTTTTGGTGCGGTGTCTGCCAAGTCGGCGGTTGACTGCTTACATCACCCCCCAGTGATGCCACCTCCCCGAGGTGTACAACGGGCGGCCTCTCCCCAAGGGGAGGGGTCGCCCCCCCTTTTTTTTATTTTTAACGCCAGTATATTAAGGATAGGATAAGAAGTAATAAAGTGTTCCGTTACACGCCATTACGAAGAGAAATAGTCCAAGTCAAAGAGAGAGAGAAGAGAGAGAAAGAAGAGAGAAGAGAAAAGATATATATTAAGTCTTAAGACTTACACCCCAGCCGGGCCGAGAGAGTCCGAGAGAGCCAAAGAGAGTTGAAAACCGTTCAAGTTGGGCCGCAGTGCCACGATTTCGTATGCCCTAAAAAATGTAAGAAAGAGGCGTAAAACGGCAAAAAACGCCGAAAACCGGAAAAGATTGAGCAAATGCACAAAAAAAAGGCCGACGACTGTGCATGTGGGTAGGCTTTTCGGGGCGGTTTCGTGCTTGACCAGCACAGGTTTTGACCACCAACCTTGATACGACGCCCTCCCGACCTCACCGTCTCGCTGAACTTCGGGACGACTCGCCCACAACGCCGACCGATTCTCACCGACCCGCTGGTGCCCCTCACAGCCTCGCAGTCTTGTGTTCCTTTAAGTACCAACCACCGATGCGTGGGTTTATATGGGACCGACTCTTGGGATGAACTGAGCGGGACGAACCGCAACAACAGGAGGCGATAACATGCGAAACGAAGAACAACGAATATGGCACGACTACATGGCGATTTACACACCCACGGAGGAGCGACCGTGGAACTGGAACGGTGAATATTTCACCTCCATTCGGGCACTGATGAAGTACATCCGAGGACGGCACCCCGACCGAGAGTGGAAGGCGGTCAAGTTCATGGCTTACACCCGCCCGAGCCATTCCATCAAGTACACCTACGACGAGGTGAGCGCATGAGCGGCTTCAAGGCAACCCGCAGGAGGGACGGTCTGTGCGAGCGTGTGGGCTGTGAGCATGTCGCCAAGGCAAGCCGCCCGTGGACTGTCAGCATTGACGGTGCCCGTGGGCGTACCATCGCTCGGTTCTGCGCCGCCTGCCAAACCGAGTTGCGTACAGCCAAGGTTCTGCCCGTGTGGGAGGTGAGCCAGTGATGGAAACCATGCAAGTGCGAATCGCCAGCGAGGCCCGGCCTGCCGTGGAGAAGACGGTCGCCCGGTTGGAGCGCATGCACCAGCGACGAGGACTGCTCTTTGCCGCCTCGTGGTCGGACGAGTACACCAAGACCCACCGCATCAAGCACAGCACCAAGCAGGTGCCCTTGGAGGGGACCATCCGGCAAATCACCCTGACCCGAGACTACCAGCCGCAAGGCGTCGCCCCACCTACGGAGCGACACGCCGACTTCCGGTATCACGACCTCACGCTGACCATGAGCCCGCTGTCGGACGACTGGGACTTGCTCTACACCGTCAGCCCTGCCGACCCCAACGAGCCGGACGGCTCCGAGGCCATCATCAAGCAGAACCCGCTCTCCGACGAGGAGCACGAGTACCCGACCCACTTCCACGACCACTGCGACCACTGCACCAGCGGACGCCGTGGACGACACAAGACGATGACATTCCGCCACAAGGAGACGGGCGAGGTCGTCAGCGTCGGCTCTACCTGCGTGCTTGAGTACACCGGCATTGACCCCTCGCTCGTTGAGAGCATCCTTGAGTTCAAGGGCAAGGCCACGACACACGACTTTGACGCTGGGAAGCGTGGTGGACAGCGCACGATGGGCACCTACGAGTTCGCCCTGCGTGCCTCCATGTGGCTTCACGCCAACGAGGGCTACACCCGAGGACTCGGGCACAACCTGTTCAACTACGAACTCATCAAGCACCCGCAGACGGGGCAAATCGGCTTCGGCTACCGACAACTCGTGCCCAAGGCGTACATCATCGCCGCCCCTGCTGGCGGCATCACTGAGCCCGTGGACTTCCGCTGGCTTCGTGAGGACGAGCCCGTCGCACCCGAGGCCATCAGCCCGTCGGTGTTCACCGTTGCCGAGGCGTTCATGGACTACTGCCTCGGGCTCTCGGGGTCGTCGTCGTTTGAACACACCGTGCGGAACATCTTCAAGAGCGGCGTCGTGAGCGGCAAATCGTCAGCCATGGCTGGCGGTGCCCTCGCCGGCTACCTCAAGCACATTCAGCGAGAGGCTCGCAAGACCGCCGAGGTTGAGCGCAAGGCCGCCCGACCCGCAGGGAAGCACCTCGGGACCGTTGGTCAGCGTACCGACTTTGGCCCTGCCACCGTCGTCTTCGTGCGACGCATTGAGGGCTACTACGGCACGACCACGCTGACTAAGTTCCTCGCTGGGGACGACACCCTCGTGTGGTTCCGCTCCGGCGACAAGAGCGACCTCAAGGTGGGCGACACCGTGAGCATCACGGGCACCGTGAAGAAGCACGACCAGTTCAAGGACGAGAAGCAAACAGTCATCACCCGAGCCAAGTTCACACGAGGTGAGGAATGATAGGGTTTATATGGGTCGGCCCCGTGGTTCAACATGAGCGGACACGAAACGACTCAACACAACAAACAGGAGGAATGTCTATGGCACAATTTGAAACAGAACAGGAAGCATACGAAGCATACGATGAATACCTTGACGAGCAACCCGATGTGGTCATCGGGAGCCTGTCGTACCCACCCTCACGGGTGCTGAAATTGGTGGACCCAACCGCATACCGAGTCGGGTTCTCCGAGTTCTTGGAATGGAACCAAATCGCAGAAGTGGAGGGGTACTGAATGACGGAATCATCACACAGTCAGTACCGAGGCACCATCGGCAGGAGCGAGAAGCCGGTCAAGACCTTCGTGGTGCAGGTCGCCGAGAAGGTCAGCCGAGACTACGAGGTCATCGGTGCGGCCAGCATGGCCGAGGCCATACGCCTTGTCAAGGAGAACGGGGGCCACTTCTACCACGATGACGGCCAGCAGTCAAACGAAATCATTGACTCGTGGGAGTTCCACCACGACTTCGCACCGAAGGCCGTGCGGTCGCTCACATCGTCGCCGTGCGTGATGTATGGGAAGTGGTTTGAGAAGCGAATCAACCGCCACACCTCCACCTTCACCTCCGCCTACTTTTGCGACACCATCGTCAAGGGCGGCATGGGGCAACTGTGCCCCAAGTGTCAGGAGAAGTTGGCCAAAGGGTACACCATGCGCCAGCCCGAGGAGGACGAGTGAATGTGCAAGACATGTGACCTCGCCGACCTCACGAGCGTTCGCCTCGTGGACATCGTGCTCTCGTGCGGAGCGTGCGAGCAACGAAGGATAAATCAACTCATCAACCCACGGGTTTATATGGGTCAGGCCCGTGGCAATAATGAGGCGGGGACACCCGCCGACCCAAACAACACAAAGGAGGAATGCCTATGAAGAAGTACGCAGAAGTATTGGACAACCAGCGCACGCCACTAACGGCGGAAGAATTGACGACCATGCACGCTCACTTGACGAGCGGACGAGGGGATGCAGACGCACCCTTGGATGGGGACATCGCCCTTGAACTGATGGCTGAGGTCAAGCACCTTCGCCGCATGATGGCGATTGCCTACCACTGGATTGGCCGCAAGGCACCCACCGGCACGACCATGAACCGAGACTACATGGCCGCCTTGAAAGAGGCCGCACGCATTCGCAAGGAGGACGCCTGAATGGGTAAGGTTCTACGAGGACAGGGTACGACCCAAGAGTGGACTGTCGCCAGCGAACTCAGCAGGGCACGCTGGGACTCTTACTACACGGTCAAGCATGACAACCACAACATGATGACCAAGGAGCAACGGGAAGAAGCGAACAAGTTGCGAGCGGCACTGCCGAAGGCCGTACTCATCAACGCCTTGACCCGCCGTGCAAGTCTGCGCCATGCTGGTACCGACCTCGCTGACCGTGTCGCATTTGTCAAGCACCGCTCATGGGGCATGGGCTTGCGTGTGGGCAAGGACAACAGCGCAGGGCATCGCTCAATCCACGGATTCATGCAGTCGCTTGAACGCTGGCTTCACAACTGGCCAACGCTGATTCACCTCGCCAAGACCAACCCCGACGGCGCACGGATTTTCACCCGTCGTCAAAGCCCCCACATGGACTCCCATGTGGGCGTCCATGTAGGCGGGGCTGGCGGTATGCCGAAGAATGCGTATTCCTCAATCACGATTCTGCCGCCCATGGCGGACGCTGACCTGTCATACTTCCGACAACTACACGCCAAGTTGAAGCCGCTCACCGACCTGCTCTCGCAGACTCAATGGGCGGGGCAACAGGCCGCTCAACACCAACGCAACATTGAGGACTTGAAGCGTTACGCTATCAGAGTCGCCCAGTTGGACGAAAAGCGTGATGAATGGCTTCGCCAAGACGGCGAGGTTGCCAAGTGGCTGGACAGTCGCCCCGACTGCATCAAGGACGGACAACTCAACATCCGAATCAATAGCGCATCGCTTCGGGACAGCACTCTCTACCAGTTGCTCGGACGACGCCCATGGGATTCAGAGTACAAACACACCAAGCAACTGCAAGACTCGGCGATGGCGAGGGTGGAGGCGTACAGCCCCAGCGTTTCGGCTGAGATGATTGACCGTGAGGCTGTCAAGAAGGCCATCACCGAAATCATGGAAGAGGCGGTTCAGTGGGCTTGCACCTACGAGGCCGACTTCACCACCGACGGAGGTGAGGAGGAATGAGTGAGCCCGTGTTCACACACACCACCGAGGAGTCCATGGTTATGGAGAACTCCTTCGGCACGGTCCGTGGCCCCGAGAAGTTAGTCATGGTGACCCGCATTTGGATGTGGAACCGTGATGGTACCGACCGAGGCTCGTTCACATGGGGCGCCGCCGACGGCTTGGGCGCCGAGCACTGGTACGCCGAGGGTGGCCTGTGGTTTGACGACCAAGGCTACCTCACGGACTTTGACGGGGTCTATGACCTGCCACCTGCCGCCATCAAGTGGCTGTACGACGAGGGACGACTGACCCAGTGGTACATTGACATGTGGGTGCAGTCGGGACGATTGGAGGTGAGCGAGTGAACATTTTCGTTTTGGACGAGTCACCTTTGCATGCGGCAAGGATGGTCTGTGACTCTCACACGGTGAAAATGCCGGTGGAGGGGGTGCAGATGCTTGTTCAGGCGTTGCTGACCAACGGTGCCCCGCACAACAAGATGCCGCTCACCAAGAAGCACAACAAGCCGCACCGTGGCGGCTATCCAGCGCATCCGTGTACCCTGTGGGCCGGAGCGTCAGCCGGCAACTGGGTGTGGCTATACCTCCACACTCGTGAGTTGTGTAAGGAGTACACCAAGCGATACGGCAAGACTCACTTCGCCGAGGGCCAACTTGCCCAGTTGAGGGACAACTTGGACTGGGGGCGCTACTTCAAAAAAACACAGAGGACGCCGTTCGTGAGAGCAATCAACCAGTCGCAGAATCGCAACCTTGACCTCCTCAGCGAGGACATCACAGCGGTTTCAGCCTACCGTAATTTCTATGTGCGGGAGAAGGCACGCTTCGCCAAGTGGGAGAAGGGCACTGAGCCGCCGAAGTGGTGGCCCATCCCTGACTGCAAGGAGGCGAGCAAGTGATTGACGACCTCATGGACATGACACAGAAAATCCTTGTCAAAATCACGACAGGGGGGGTTCTGACCGTACACACCATACCGATGGACTGGCCCGAGCACATGGTTGACAGCATGGCCGACGAACTACTGGACACCGAGGGTGCGGAGAAGCACGACCTCGGGGAGGATTCAACAGGGGTCATGCGAACGGTCATCTACTGTTACAATCAGTCCTACGAGCACCTGCTCCAACACAACAAGGCATTGACAGATGGGGTGATGCAATCGCTGAACACCCTCGTTATGCTCAAGGGCGACGCCGTAATCGCCCTCTCACCATCGTTCTTGGAGGTGAACTGACCCTATCATGATAGGCCGCAGGTTTATATGGGTCAGCAGATACGGTATAATGTCGGGGCGACAACCCCCGACGCAAACAAACAAAGGAGGAATGCGTATGAAAAAAATAGCAGAAGCAACACGAACAGGCAAGTTCGGCACCTACGATGCAAGTAAGGGGCTGAACTCAAACATGAAGACACGGTGTACCGACAACTGCAAGCAGTTCGGTAAGACGGCCAACCCGTTTTCCGACAGCATCAAGTGGAAGGACATCAAACAGCGTGGTGGGTGGTGGTACAACATCCGAGACACACCGGGCAAGCGTGCCCGTCGGGTATGCCCCAACTGCGCCAGCAATTACAGCGTGAAGGGTAAGAGCGGAAGCCTACCCCAGCCGCTCTGGGCAGAGGTGTTCCGAGTATGACTGAGGTGTACGATTGGAAAGTCCATGGGGACGGCACCTTCTCGTTGTATGTGGACTTGAACGGTGACACCAACTGGAAGGACTACGGCTCTTGCTTCCGCATCCAGTATCAATTTGACCTTGGCCTTCTCACTTGGATGGGCTCGGGAGCCCAACCTGACTGGCTTTCACTTGCGGGGTTGGACGCATGAAGACGACACGACTTGAGGACGAATTGCTTCTCATCGCCAAGGTAGAACTTGAACTTGACAAGGTGCCGAATAGGCGTCCAAGCGGAATCGCCCACGACCTACGGCTCATGCTCGCCGATGCTTACTACCGTGAGCGCCGGTGGACGGTGCTGTTCTTCGCCAGCGTGCTTGCCAATGTGGTGCTGTTTGCAGAGGTGTTGCTTTGAACACTGACTTGCTACTTGCCGCCAAGAAAGTGGTGCGCCGATTTGAACAGGAGTGGCTCGGGGTCGGGGGCGGTACAATGCTGGCCGAAGAGGTCATGCTTTTGAAGCAACTTGTCCTTCTTGCGGAGGACGAGTTAGACCAAGAGGCCGTGTATTACAACCGCAAACGAGCGTCTGCCAACCGTGAGTACAACGAGATGATGCTACGAGGTGGTGAGTGATGGGACAGATGTTTTGGAAAGTGACGGAAAAGCGAACAGGAGGCTTAGCATATTTCAAATCAGCCGAAGATGCCAACACCTTCTTGTCAAAATTGTACAACATCGCACCTATGGTTGCAGTGAATTGTGTTGTATCGGAGGAATGAACATGGGACAAATGAATGATGGAAGCGAATGCCTCCTGTGCGAGCAGTGGCAAGACCTTGACGGTCCCGATGAACTTCACCTGTGCTGTCAGGAGTGCCAAGACGAAATCGCTTGGGCGTTCGCACGACGAAGGGCAGGTGATGAGTGATGATGACCACGAAGTACACACAGACGAGCATGGCCGATGGTCGGCGAAAATACATGACCGGCACAATGGCAGTCTGCGTAGTGTGTAAGCGTGCCTCATTTTTGCATGGTTCGCAGAAAGAACTTACCGAACAGCAGTGGAAGAACAAGCGTGCTACATTCGTGAACCTTGAGCCTGATACCCTACCGAAGGGTGTTTTCAAGAGCGGCGAAATGATGTGCGGACCGTGCCTTGACGCCATCCATAGGCCCGAAGCCAAGAAAGCGGAGGTTTCAAATAGGGGGCACTCTTCCGACTGAATACTCACGGGGTTGTCTCGGGCACACTCGGGTTTTTTGCGTTTCCCCGAGCCTCCATCTCACGGCCCGAGGCGGCCCCACCAAGGATTTGATACAATGACAAACAGATTTATTTTCGCAGACCGTGTGCATGACTTACTCATGCAACACCCCGAAGGGCTTTCGTCGTACGAAATTTTCAACCGACTGGCCGACAGCAACAAGAGCACACGCTGGTTACCGTCAAGGAACAGCATCGGCTCACGCCTCGCCGCCATCGGCGGCTTCGTGAAGCAGGGCAAGGCCACAGGCTACTCTGCCATGACTTCACGGCGAGTAGTCGTGTGGACGCTTGATGTGGACAAGTGGCGTGCATGGAGGGGGATTGATGACTGACATGAACATTGTCAGCGTCGGGGCCATAAAGTTCAACAGCACCATGCCTCTGACGAGGAACAAAAAGGGGTGGCTGATTCAGCGACCCTACTTCTCCATCAGCGATGACAACGCTGAGTACCACTTCAACGGGAAGGATGTGATGTGGTCGTTCTTAGACGCTCTGTTCCCCAACGACCCATTACCGAGAGCCCCAATACATGACGACCTGTGGGCACCTACGATGGAAACGCCCTCAATGTACCAACTGTTCACCGACTTGGCTTACGAGGCGTTCACAGAGGGTAACGACTACCTCGTGCTGTACCACACCAACGGTGTGGTCAGCATGGTACAGTCTCTTAACGCTGTGAGCCTCTCCAACGACATAGAGCGTGCTGGGACGCCGCTGGCGTCAATGCTGGGCGAAGAGGCGTGCTACTCAGTCGTCAAGTACCGAGACAAACACGGCTCACACCTGCGACGCATGGTGTCCGTGTATCACGAAGGCTTGGCCTACGAAGTCATTGACTTGGGGACTCGGTGGTACTTGCGAGTCATCGGTGAGCCGTCGGTGTGCATCATGCCGCCTCGCACAATACCCAAGACCAAAGAGTATGAGTTGAAGTCGGCGTTCCTCAAGGCACGAGCAACAGCGATGAACTTCACACCGCCTACTGGTTGGCTCAAACCACTGCCGACGCTGTCGTCTGTCTTAACTCGTGAGTACGACATGCTCCGATGGGAACGATACGGAGGGTCTGCTTAAGAGTGTTTCGGAATTATTTTTCTTTTTTCTGCGACGACTGAAAGAAAAAAACCGTGGGACTGCTTGCCATTTCCCGCAATTCTTTTTTTTCGTCATAGGGATTGAAAACAATTGCACCACCTAATACTGTAACATAGTTACTGTTTTATTCAAACACCTATTGGGAATAAAATTATTTCAACAAAATGCCACTCAGTACAGCGATAAAATAATTTTGTTAGAACTGAAAAAAGAAAAATAATTCAACACATTCATATACTGACGAGGAGGACTGATTAAACATGCTAACAAGACACCATGACATTGACATCTACCACACGACAACCAAGCAACCACCTGTGATGGTTGATGGGGTCATCGTTGTGAATGAGAATGAACACGGCCACGCTGGGTACCTTGCCGCCAAAGGCTTGACACTGAGCAAGGACGCTGACTTCCGAATCACATCCAAGTTGATGGGCAACATCACCTTCAACCAAACCGTGTCCTTCGGGCAGGTTGGCTGGGATGGTTGGTACATCAGGAATAGGGACGGGGAGTGCTGGGTCGTCGTCAACATCAACGAGTGGCCGACAACCGCCCTGTTCCCGATTGAGGACAGCAAGAACACTTGGATTTACGCATACCCCGTAGTGCGGGATGTGCTGGACTACTTCAAGACTCGTCATGCGAAGCAGTGCATTGTACTGAGCAACAGCGCCGTTCACGAAGCCCTTGACCCTGACGAGTTCCGACAGATGAAAGAAAACGAGTTCGTGTCGTACTACTGGCGCAGTCCAAACACACCCGAGGTGGACATGATATGGGCAAGCAAGGAGGGCGAGGCGTTCTTCACCCCACCGTCATGGTTGTTCCCCTACTTCGCTAAGTGCATTGGCTACACACACGCTCACACCTTCATGGTTGGCTACAACGATGAAAAGGAAATCAACGATGTGGCGGGTCATGAACTGCTGAAAGAGGTCGGCGAACACATCAAGATGGCTCTCACGAAGAATCACGACAACTCCCTACTCACAGCGGTTGAGGAGATGGCTGAACTCAACGAGAAGGCAGACGAGATTCGCCAACAGATTGAAGAACTGGCGAAGGGCAAACCGCCAACCAACAACACTATGTGGGGTTAAGGACATGGATATTTTCAAGACGATGGATGAGTATGTGCGTCGCAACCACTATGTGGATGTGGAGGACAAAGTACCTGTGTTCCTATGTTCAATCGGCACACACATTTTCAACGGCTTGAATAAGTGCGGCGTCTGCCCCTTCATCCCCACTGGTGACGATAATCAGTTCGCCATTGATGCGTGCATCCTGCGCCACGACAACCGACCCATCTACACACCCATGTCGCATGTTGCCGACACTCGCTTGCACATCGTCATGCGTGGAATCAAGGGGTCGGGCAAATCCATTCTCATCAACCTGTTCCTCGCACCTCGTACGGGGCTGTTGTCCAACAAAGCCAACGCCGAAATCGGTCTTGGTTTCCGCACTGACATTGGTGCTGGCAGTATTACAGAAGCCGGTATGTTCGGCTCAGTTGACGAGGACGGCAACATCATGGGCCGTCCGCTCGCCCGTGAAATGTGCGGTGGGTTCCTCGGCTTTGAGGAGTTCTCCTCGCTGGTTGACGCCGCCAAGAAAGACCACAGCACCGACATGACCAACCAACTGCTCACATCCACTGACGACGGCAGAGTCAAGAAGGTGATGAAGGCTGGCTGGGTTGAATACACCACACGCTACACTATGTGGGCAGGAACACAGCCTGCCCGCTTTGAAATGGAGTCAGGTATGGACAGGCGGTTTTTCGTCATTGACATCAACATGAGTCCCGAGAAGGAACTTCAATACAAGATGGCCCAAGCAAAGCAGGCCAGCATGCCTCCTCATGTGAGGGCTGAACTCGTCTCCATGGCCGAGTCTATGCGAGACTTCTTTACCGAGCGTGCCATGGATGTCATACTCAACCCGCCCAAGGGCTTGTACTTTGACGACGAGTTCAACGAGTGGCTGTTCAGACCGGAGGTCAGGAGCCACGAGGCTGACCTGTTCCGCAGGCTCGCTCTCGGCTACGCTATCATGTCCCCTACATACAAGGGTGGCGACATCCTGCATATTCGCATGACCGACCAGTTGAGGGGCATCCTTGACCGATGCTTGCAGATGCGTAGGAATGTCATGGATGCCGATATGCTCCTCATCAAGAACACCTTTTGGAACACACAGATGTCCCGGTCTGCTCTTGTCAAAGAGGTGGCTCGCATGATTACTGGTGGCGACTACCAAGCGGCCAAGCGTTGGATTATGGACACGCTGGTTCATCAACCGTGGTTTTCGGAGCAGACACCCGAGACTACCGGGCGTGGTCGTCGTGGAGTACAAGTGTTCATAGGTAACCGACCCGTCAGAGTCAATGCTACGACAAAGAAGGTGATACAATGAAGAAGAAGAAGAAGCAGGATTTTTGTGACCGTGCATGCGAACTACTTGAAGAAGTCGGAGAGGCGACTGTACACGAACTCATTTCAATGATGCGTATTCGTCCCAGTACCGGCAGAGTCAATGCTGACTTGCCCCCTACCAATTCGGCGGTGCAGTACCTACGCATGGACAAGCGGATAAGTGGCAACTACCGCAAGGTCAGGCGAACCATCAACAACCAAACATACAACCTCATGCTCTACTCACTGGTAGGTGATGACGAATGAAGATGAGGCACAAGCATTGGAGAAATCGTGCGTACAACTACCTGCGTGAGCAGGGTAGAGGTATGACCGCAAACGAAATCCTGTCCAACACCAAGAGCAGGTACGGCCCCAACAATCCGTGCCATGCCGCACAGTTGTTACGGGTTGACAAACGCTTCTTCTCCTACCCAGCACCCGCCAGCGTACAACGAGCGGGCGAGGGGCAAGTGTTGATGTACGAGGTGTACCCCGATGAATGATTGCCCTCTCTGCAACTTACCCAACCGTAGAGAGGTTGAAATCAAATTGCATCGTGGTGAAATCACAGGTGCTTTCTTGGAGAACAAGCACTCGTGGAACATCGGCACTGTCGGTAAGCACATGGACGAGCACCTTTCGTTTGACCCCATGGAGGCTAACCGGATTGAGGCGTTGCGTGATGAGTCCATCAGCACGCTCAATGTGGCCGAGAACCTTGTCCAAAGACTTGTCGGTTGGATGGATGAGTTGGAGGACCGGAAGGACGAGGAGGGCTTGACCTCTGAACTGATTGGCGACGCCACCAAGTTGTTCTCGCAGGCGCAGGGCTTCTTGAAATTGATTGGTCAATTGAAAAAAGAAATCGGAGTTGATTCTCAGTTGCTACTCGCTGACCGTAAGGTGGACACCATGATGGGGATTTTGGTTGATGTTCTCAAGCATGAGCCCATCTACCTTGACAAAATACAACTCAGGCTTGCCGCCCTGCAAGCACCGAAGGTGTCCTACGACGACGCAGACTTTGAGGTGATTGAATGAAGCGCCAAAGTGATTCGTACCGTAGAAAGCGCATACTTTGGCGAGCCCCGATTAAGACGGTGTACTTCCCCAACTTGGCTTATGACATGGCCTTAGACGGCCTAACCTTTGTCCTTGACCGTTCTAAACCAAAGGGTTATAGGTGGCTTGTTGGTAATTATGAAATCCCGACGAAAAGCGTGCGTGAAGCGTGGGACATGTCTGCCCACCAAATGCGCCGTTTCATCGCTTGGTTACTTGAAAACAAATCGGAGTTGACAGAATGGGAGTGATTATTTTTGCAGAGGACGACGCCAAGTACCGCACCGGCGACCACATCGTGATGTACGGAGACATGACTGTTTCACCAACGGTGGAGGGCACGACATTCATTTACCATACTGACAAGTTCACCGAAAAGGACGCTATCATGTGGGCTCCCATCATCCCTCACCGCATGGTCATCGTGGGCAAGTTGCCCAAGTTGACGAAGGCCAGCGAGCACTGCGTCATCGTTGACCAGCAGGTCAAGATGAAGCAAGACTACTCCCGCTCTATCCGTGCCGCCCTGTGCTGGGCTGACAGGGACCGGGCTCATCGTGCGCTGTCGGCTGTCCCTGTCCCACTCGCTAACGCCTTCGTGCGTGTCAATGTGCAGGACATTAAGTTGGGCCGTCTCTTGGCCCAGTGCAAGTTCACTGTACACGATGATTACATCAAGGCGGCAATCGCCTACGGTGTGTCCCCGGTCCGCAATTTCAAGTGGCCTCCTAAGTCCAACCGAGCCCTTGATATACTGCCGATGGGTATGAGACAAACAGACAAGCACTTGGACATCATCGTCAACAATGACTTGGTGGTATCAAATGAAGTTCGCACTCATCAAGCGGACGCTTTGCCCAAGGGCTTGCCGAAAAAACAACAAGAGGTGATTACATGGCTATGACAAAATTATTTGTGTACGGAACATTGAAGCGAGGGCACGGCAACCACCGTGCCTACTTGAAGAATGCACGCTTCCTCGGCGAAGCGAAGACCCATCGTAAAATGTGGGGACTGGTGGACTTGGGTGCTTTCCCAGCCATGACCTACGACGAGTTGCAGGTAGAGGGCGAGGTGTACGAAGTCACAGAATCAGAACTGGCGAGTATTGATTCGTTGGAGGGACTGGACAGCGGACTATACTCACGGCATACCATTGAAGTTGACATTGACGGCGAGACGCATGACTGCGACACCTACTTGATGTTTTCAGTTCAGATGCTCGCCAGTCTTCAAGACCAAGAGCGCAAGGCGGTGTGGTAAATGGACTACGGCTCAGGCTACCTCATCGGACTTGTCCTATGGTTTGTGGGCGCCTTGATTCATTCTTATCTGACTGAGAAGGACGAGTGGGAGGCGCACCCAGTCACAAGTCCGCAGGTCACTTCTCGCCATGGTGATGACGACTCGTTCTATTGGGCTCTTATGCTCAACCAAAGGGAGTGAAACATTTAAACCATGCCGTCCCTGACTTAACTGTGTCGGCCAACAATAACAACAAGCGAGTGCGTAGAGCAATCGTTGAACTGTTGTACAAGCATGGCGCATGCACTCGTGAGCAGGTGGCGGAGCATTTGCAGAACTACAAGGGTGTGAAGAATGTTCCTTCTCCTAACAGCATTTCTGCTCTCATGTCAAAGAACCCTCAAGTCGTTATTGTCGGTCGTGAGAAGGTTGAAATGACCAACGGTATTAACACCTACCATTTCCAATTTGACATTGACCGTAAGGTGATACAAAGCGAAGAGGACTTGATACTGACTCGTCCCCTGTCAGTTATGACGCCGAGCGAGAGGCGACAGGCAATACAATGTGAATGCTGTGGTCGCACAAGAGTTCTTCCTGATGGCCAGCAACCGTGCCTGTCGTGTCGTCGCCAATGACATTATATACTGGCGGGGATAACTTCAATCCATGCAACAAGTGTGGGCGACCAAACACCGACCAACTGACCTCTCTGAGTTCAAGGGTCAAGGCCACCTCATTGATGAGATGAAGGCCATCTGCGAAGGCGAAGCGCCGATGCAACACTACATTTTCTACTCCCCCGAGGCAGGAACCGGCAAGACCAGCCTCGCACACATCATGGCTAATTCCCTCGGCTACACCATCCACAAGTACAACGCATCATCCAAGCGCCAGCGTGGGATTGAGTTCGTAGAGGATGAACTGGCACCCATGTCCCGCCTCGGTCAATTTGAAACGATTTTCTTCCTTGACGAGGCAGACCAACTGACCCCTGCCGCCCAGTCAGCCCTCAAGGGTGTGATTGAGGACGCACAGGGTTTCTTCATCCTCACCTGCAACGACCTGTCAAAAGTCAGCCCGTGGCTACAATCCCGATGTCAAGTCCGCACCTTTGAGCCGTTGGATGACTACACCATAGCCGCTCGTGTCGTAGAGGTTTGCGTCTTGGAAGGCGTGAGTCCACCTGTGAATGATGTGGTGGAGATTGCCAAAGCCAACCGAGGCGACCTGCGAAACGCCATCAACACCGCTCAAGCGTACCATTCCCTGCCCGTGGATAAGCGGAAGTCCTTCCTACTCTCTCTCGTTGAGCCACCCTTTGATGCCCAGCGAGTACTGACTCTTTGTTTCAAAGAGGGACGAGCCGAAGAAGCCGTAAAGGTTCTCGGTGATGTCTCCAACCTACGCCGTAGCATTGACCGTGTGTTCCGCTATGGCATTGATTCTCCCGCCAAACCTGCCAACAAATTGAAGTTGGTTGATGCCGCTACGCAAGCCCAAAGAGACTTGCTGAGCGGCGTTGAAGCCCACTATGTAGTGTGGGATTTCTGCCGACGATTGAGCAAATGAGAAGGGTTATATACTGGCGAGGAGTAAGGAAAAATAGGAGTGAGCAATATGAACATTGAGCAGATGATTGAGCGAATTGGAAAAAACATCGGAGCAACAGAGGACGCACTGCGTTCTCGCATGGATGTGGTTCTGTCTGAGAACCGCACCGCTTGGATGGATGCAGGGAAGACTGAGGACGACTGTGCTATCAACGCACTTCGTATCGCAGGCCGGCAGTTGAAGAGTGAGTCCGAGCGACTCAAGCGCAGTGGCGCTACTCTCTACGAAGGCATGTTTGTCAGCGTCCCTCGCTACAAAGACTGGGCTGAACTGGCCTACAAAAAAGCCGCAAGCACCATCGCTATCGGCGACTCTTCCATCATTGAGCAAATGGTTGACGAAGGCCATTGGATGATTTACGAGGACAACAACGACGGTACCTTCACCAAGAAGTACAATCCAAGCCTTGCTCGTGGCGAAGCCTTTGAGTCCGGCACTGCTACAAGTGAACTCATGGCTTTGCCGAAAGGCACCTACGATGCCGGCAGTGGCATACACTTCCACATCGTGTGGGACAAGAACAGCCCCACCTTCCCATCGGGCGACAAGAACTTCAAGTACGGCAAGCCTCGCCCTCAGTCGGAGAAGGACAGGCAGTGCATGTTCTTGGGCCGTGCCGCCGGTTCCGACGACATCCGCCTGTACAACTTCCGTTTCAACGGCGCTCTCGCTGAGGCAGAGCCAGCAACCTTTGTTGCTGGGCGCATCGCCATGCGACCTGCTCGCAACGGCGATACTGCATACGGCAAGGCCGGGGTGTCCGTGTTCTCGCAGGACGACTCACTTCAAGAAATTTTCAGCGCCGCACCCGACACCCTCGTCGGTGAGTTGGCCGCCGTTCATGTCCTTGAAGAAGGTCTGCAACAGATTCGCTCCTATGTGGAGTCCTTGAGCGACAAGGAACGCTGGGACGCACTCTGCACCGTGATGACCGAGGTTGTTCACATTGACCCACGGGACAACGGCGGCTTCATCATCACAGTCGGCGACCTTGACATCATGTCCACCGCCGGTACAACCGACATCTATGTCTCTCCTGCCCATGAGTCCCTCGTGGACTTCTCCGTGGGTAGCACGGTCATGTTGGTCGGTCAGCCGTACATCAGCCGAGACGATGAGCCACGCCTTGTCACAACCGGCTGGTGGTGTGCTGAGTCGCTTGGCGGCGCAGTCTTGGAGAACACCGAAGGCTTGACGAACTCTGAGGGGTGGGACTGATGGCTTGGGCTCAACCGAAGCAGACCAGCACGCAAGCGGCTACAACCACCGTCAAGTACGGTGCGGAGTACTACCGTGAGTTGTTCAACAAGAAGCGTGAGTCCTTCGCACCTATCCGCATGGCCTTGGTGGGCAAGGAAAACACCGCCAAGACTGGTACGGCTTGCGACCTCGCTCTCAAGCACACCGACAAGCGAATTATCGTCCTTGACTGCGACAACTCGGCGCAGAACACCGTGGACTACTTGGTGTCGTCCGGCGTGAAGAACGCCGAGAACATCCAAGTCATCCCGTTGATTGACGAGATGGACGAGGCTATGTGGAACGACGACAACACCACGAATTGGGTTGCTGTCGTTGAGAAGTTGGAGTGGTTCACTGCACAGATTGGTGAGGACGCTGAGGACATCGGCGCTGTCATCATGGACGGCGGTTCAACCTTCCTCAAGTGGTGCGAGTTCGTTATGACCGAGAGGCTCATCAACCGTGGTGTCATCAAGGAAGAAGGCGACAACTTCAACCAAAAGGAATGGCGTGAGCGCAACCGTGTGTTCAAGGGCGTTCTCAACCGCCTGACTGCGCTCCCTGTCCCCTACATTTTCTTCACCTTCCACCTCAAGGACAAGAAGCAATTCATGGACATCGGCAACGGAACCAAGGCCATGATGAAGGTTGGCGAAATTGTGGACTGGGTGGACGGTACACAGCGTTTCGTGAGCCAGCAGATTTTCCTTACCCGCTACACCAAGAAGGGCGACAAAGCCGCTGGTGTTGAGGCCGACAAATCGTTGGGTGAGAATGACTTCGTGATTCGTGCCGTCATCAACGAAATGAAGGGGCGCAACATGGAACACCTCGGCAAGACCTACGACCTGCTATCTGTCAAGAGCGGAGATGTTGCTTGGAACGGACTACCGTTGAGGTGGGACTGATTGAGTAGGGGTTCTGCACTGGGCCGTGCTCTATGGGCACGACTTGGGTTCAAGCGGGAAGCCGACTACGAAAGGAGTGAAGAGGAATGACAGACGAAACACAGGACGAAATCAAAAAATTGCGTCAAAGAATTGCTGACCTTGAGACTGTTATTGACGACATCCCACCCTTCGTCAAGGTGTGGGCCGCCGTTAGAGAACTACAAGAGTTGCACGAGGCACCTGCCGCAAACCTTGTCCACTATTTGGGGGGTTTCAGGTGAGGGTCAAAAGAAAATCGTTGGAAGCCTTGCTCAATGTCACTCGGCGTGAGCAGACCATCAACGGTAAATCACAGCCGCAAGTTGCATCTACCGTGCTACACTACGACAATGATTTGGTGTTCACTGCCAACATTGTTAAGGATGGCAAGACCAGCCTGTCACGCTTTTCCTTCAATCAGGAGAAGGGGGCAGACGAGGCTACTATCATCCCAGTCCCCGACATTGAGCGTATGCTCGGCGTCTTGAAGTATCACGGCGACATGGTGTCGCTGGTACATGAGGATGGCAAAGTCCGCATCAAGTCCAAGAGCAAACAGACGACGCTGACCGGCGGCTTTGAGGCCAAGTCCTACGCCAACAGCGGGCACAACCTCAAAGAAGCCAACAACCGAGCGTTTGAGCGGGTAAAGCAAATCAAAGACAATGTTTATCACCTGCAAGACGGGGGCACCGTGTCGCCGTTTGCAGTGTTTTCGTTGCCTTGCTCCGACATCTACGACGCTCTCCGCTGTGATGCCATCAACGGTCAGAAGTTGAATCGGTACAAATTCACCAGCGAGGGTGGAAGCCTAACCGTCTCTGTCGGGGATGTATTCAAGGGCATGACTACCACTACCTTGGTTAACGACTATGTGGGTGAGGACTTTGAAGTGGTGTTTGAGGGTGGTTTAGAGAATATATTCAAGCACTACACCGGCGAAGCCAAGTTGTCATTCTTGGACTTCACCGAGTTCAATCAGGGCATACGCCTCATCATCACCTTCGGCAACGGCGACTTTGTGTTTCAGGCAGGTGTTCTGAGTGTTTAAATTCACAATCCCTAACTGGGGCAAAAAAGAGTCCTACGAGGCCGTTCAGCACTACGACCGTGTAGATTGGGTGCAGAAGGGCAAGCGAGGTATGAAGAGGATTCGTGCCATGACCCTGTGTTGCATCTTCTACGAAATGGAAGTAGGTGTGGACTACCCTACCCAAACAATATGCGAAATGCTGATTGACAAGGACGCTAAAAGTGGGCACAACTCCATGAACCTTAGTAGGCAGAGGTTGGGCTACTTCATGTCCCTGTACTCAAGGTGGGGCATACTTGAGAAAAATATCATAGGTGGCTACGCACATTACAGGAGGTTGTACTGATGCTGTACAAATGTCAATACTGCGAACAAATGAGCAACTTCACGCTCCCGAACATCACGAGGGTGATTGATACCTTGACTACCGTTGTTGAATGCGAACACTGCGGAAAAGGCACCGTACTTGCCTTAGCGATACAAAAACCGCCGAATCAAGACTACCGGGACCATGACTGGTTAGACATTCAGTACACGCATCACCTCAGAACCATGTCCGAAATAGGCGAAATGTGCGGTGTCACGCCCATGACAATCTACCACTGGCTGAAAAAGCACGGCATTGAGACTCGCAAGCGAGGACAGAAACGCCTATAAAGTGGCGTTGACAACATACCTTTATGATAGTGGCGCAGACCGGCGGTAGAAAAATCACAATTCGTAGGCGTGACCCTGAGACGCTTGAGAGGATTCAAGAAGTCATTGAGCAGTACCCTTACTGCTTCGTGGCCAGTGTATCTGACTTATACGGCTTGGCGGGTGTTGAAGACGGCTACGAAGGTGCGTACGGTACACCGCTACACAAGGTGTCGTTTCGCACCCAGTATGACCGCTCTGTTTGGGTCAAGAATTACAACACTTGGGAGGGGGCAATCCCGTTCACCAATCAGGTGTTGAATGACAGGCTCAAGAATGGTGCAGAACCATATCCCAACTACCAGCACCGAGTGTGGTATTTGGATGGGGAATGGAAGACTGAGAGCGGCGAAATAACGATGCTGACCGTACAGGACTCCTACACAGGCAGAATGTACACTTGGCTGTGCCATCCCGAGGTTGAGCCGGGATTGGTCAGGGAACTGCCCTGTAAGAAGCACCCCGAGGGCAAAAAGTCTGTCATTTTTGACACACCTGCAAAAGCGTTCGCCAACGAGCGGCAACTGCTGGCTGACTTTGCCGCACACATGAGGAAGCAAGACCCCGACATGATAGCCGGTTGGTATGTGGTGGATGCCGACATCTACCAAATCTGCACACGCATGAGAGCCTGTGGGCTTGACCCCAAATCTCTGTCCCCTTTCAAGCGGCACGAGTTCAAGTACAACTGGACTGAAAAACGGTGGGCACAGCCCATCACTGGGCGGCTATGCTTTGACCTTATGGTTGCCTTCAAGAAGTTGTGGACTATCAAGAATGGTCAGTTGGCCGGGCAGAAGTTGGACGAAATAGCCGAGTTCGTCCTCGGCGAGCGTAAGGTTGAGTTGGAAGACGGGCACGACACCTACTACTCTGACATCGGCACCTATGTGGACTACAACCGGCAGGATGTCCGGCTCTTACCACGGCTTGATGAAGCGGTTAACGCAAGTGGTTATTTCACCTCAATGCAACACCTCGTGCAGTGCGATTTGGCTACTACACCGATGGTCACTGCCATGGCATCAAGTCTCTTCATCCAAGACGAAGAGTTCGTAGGTCGCATCCCTGACTCGCCGCAGTTCGCTAAGGTTGATTACGAGGGTGCTGATGTACAAGACCCAACACCGGGCGTGTACAAGAACATGGCCATCATGGACATCAAGCAGATGTACCACTCCAATGTCAAGTTGCATAACATTTCATGGGACACGCTGTCAGACAGCGGGGTTGATTGTGGTAACGGCGTCAAGTTCTCCAAAGACAAAGAGGGCTTGCTCGGACGCATCATGGACAAATTGTCAGTCAAGCGTGTGGAGTACAAGGCGCTGATGAAGCAGGCTCTCGCCGACGGGGACGAAGTGGCCTACAAAAAATGGGACGGAAGCCAGTTCGCTACAAAGTCCATGGTCGCATCACTCTACGGCATATCGGGTGATTCAAAGTACGGTATGTACCACCCCGACATCGCCGCCGCTATCACCTACACCAGCCGACAAACCTTGTTCCGTCTGCGGGACGAGTGCAACGAAAGAGGCTACCCTGTCCGATACGGACATACTGATTCTATTTTCTGCGAGGTACCTACGCCCGAAGAAGGCGTGGAACTGATGCACAGAATCAACGAGGCCATGGCCCCGATTGAAACAGAATTTGAGAAGTGGTGCGAGTCCATGATTCTCAAGGCTAAGAACCGCTACGCCGGCAAGGTCACATGGACTGAGGGCAAGTATCACGAGCCCGAGTACTACTACAAGGGCTTGGAGTTGAAGCAGGCGAGGATGCCGAAGGCGATGAAGTCCACCATGGACGCCATTCTGCGTGGGATTCTTGACGGTGATGAGCAAGAGAAGGTGGACGAGGTGCTACGCTCTCTCATCACCAAGGCTCGTGCTGGTGAGATGGGGGAGGACTTGCTGGAAAAGGGCAAGTTGAAGCGTCCTCTGTCCCAGTACAAAGTGTTGAGCGGTGCCTCGGCTGGCGCAGACTGGGCTCGCCGGGTCATGGGTGTCAACTATGCCGTTGACGAATCCTTCTTGACTGCTGTGAACACCAAGGGTCAGTTCATGGCCTTTGATAATTTGAGTTCTTTAAATGGTGTTGCCGAAGTGGATTGGGACGCACTGTCTGAGAAGTACATCGTGAAGAAGGCTTGCGACATCTACGATTTGGTAGATTGGGACACCCAGCCGCTATGGAACGCTCAGAGAGGGTTGGGTACAGTCCAATGGCTTTAAATACTGGCGAGGGGTATGTGTTAGCATGGTGAAGAAGCCAAGAAAAATGACTGGTCAAGAACTGACAGATACAGTGGTAGGGCTGGGCTCTGCACTAAACAACCTCGCAAGCGCCATGTCATCCGATATGGGGCAAATCATGGGTGTGCTATCAGGGCTTCTTAAGCACATGGACTTGATAGAGCCGTTCCGTTGCGGCTCTTGCGGTTCTGACCTTAGTTATCCAAAGTTGGAGGGCATTGACCCGCCGACACATTGTCCTCACTGCAAATCTGACATAGCAGAGGATTTGCCCGAATTTGAAGAGGAATGATTTTAAGACAAACGGGGAGTGGATATAATATGGTTCGTGTACTTTTGTTGAACAGCGACGAAAAATTGGTCGCAGAAGCACTTGCTGAGTACGGCTCACGAAATGTGTATGTTGCAGAAAACGGTAGCAGGCAGGATGTGAAGCGGCTCGGTCTTGACCGATACGCCTTCGTCGGCGCTGACGCTGACCGAGAACTGTACGAAATCGTGTTGCCGACCAACCCATCCCCCACCAAGAAGCGTAAGGGTAAGAAAGCCCTTGACAAGGAAGTGGAGGCTGTGGCTGATGAGTCAACCGACGAAGTACTCTCGTGAATGGTTTGAAATACACGGCCCACAACACGGGCATTCAAACCCAATCAAGGCTCGGAACAACAACTGGCCAGTCCGTCTGTCTAAATCCCAGTTCATGTCTTACAATTCCTGCCCTCGCAGGTATTGGTGGTCAAATGTGGCCCAAATCCGCACGCCGCAGAATCACTTTATGCGCCATGGTCTTGGAGTCCACCGAGCCCTTGAGAACCTCTACGGTCTTTGGCCGCAATACGGGAAGAATTTCTCAGATTTGATGCAGAAGGACTGGGAGGACGGGACTGACCATCAACCTCACACTGAATGGAATCACGAGCAACAGGCAATCTACACCGGGTCTGTTGAGGCACTGTGTGAGTTGGAACAAGAACGCCTACGACGCTGGGGGCCGGAGCACTTTGAGCCCGTAGAATTTGAAATCAAGCACGCTGTCAAACACCCCGACCGCAACTTCATTCTCGTCGGCAAAATTGACGGTGTCCACCGCCACCCCGACGGCGGCCTCGTCATCACCGAGTTGAAAACAGGTAAGGCCACCAAGGGCAAGTTGTCCAAGACTCGCAAAGAACTGTGCTACTACCGCTACATGCTGTCCCTGCTCGGTATGGACGAAGCCGTGTATTTCTACTATCTGTTTCCCGAGGGAAGCAACCTTGACCTGTATTATGAGTTGGATGCCAAAAAAGACACGGAAGTGTGGCTTGGAACAACGCAAGGCATGGCCGTCCTTGAAAAAGTCAGCAAGCGGTCTGTCAATGCCATGCACAAATCCTTAAACAAGACTTGTGACGGTATCATGGACGACTTGTGGGACATGAAGTGGAACGACTACTTCTGTTCAGAATGGTGCGACTTCAACTTGTCTTGCGAATCCCAACTGCTTGGAATTGATGGCGACCCTACACAGTTATATACTGCCGAGGAGAAGTGGTGAATATGAAAATCGTATGCCCCGTGTGTGGAAGCGACAAATTTGACACCGACGCCATGATGCTTGTTATGGGTCAGGAAGGCGCTGATGAAAAAATGCTTGTTGTCCACACTTGTCACGCATGTGACGAGAAGTGGAGGGGCAAGGCGTGAGCCTTCTCACCTTTCCAAGGGAAATCGGGCTCAAAAGAGCGTTGGTCAAAAGCCGACACGCCTATGACAACTATGAAAAGAGGCTCGGGACTCTGTCATCATGCTACACCAGCCTGTATTCATTCACCCGCATGAATGAAGAAGGGCGGCCGGACTACCGATATGCAACGATTGACAGAGCGTGGTGGGACTTTGACGCAGGAGAACGAGGAGGCATTGAACAGGTCAAGCGGGATGTTGCCGACCTCATCACTCGTTTGGATGGTGATGTCCGCCTTGTTGCTACGGGGCGTGGGTTCCATATCCACCAACTTTTTGATAGACCAGTTGTTGGAGGAGAGTACCGACTACCCTTGGAGCATTATCAGCGACGCATGGCTAAGGGACTTGTGACGCTGGACGGCGTGGGGTTTCCTGAAAAAATGACTCGCATACCGTGTACTTACAACCCTAAGCGTGGCCGCTGGGCTGTTGTGATTGACGCAAGAGAGTTCGCCAAAGACCCATGCAACTACACAATCCCCAAATCACCAGTGCGTAAGTTCGCACACCTTGACCCGTTTCGTGGTAAGCCTGTTGATAGTGGGTTCAAGTTCACGGATTGGGTGCAAAATTATGCACCGACGCCTGATGATTACGAAGCCGTAGAACGCATCTCCTTGGACGAGGAAATGCTCACTGCTGGGGATGTACCACTGATGCCGTGTTTGGCCCATGGGGTGCGTCAGGACAAGCCAAATCACCATGTTCGTGTTGCACTTGTCCAGCACATGGCCGACACCCTCAGAGACTTTGCTGACCCGGACGCAATCAGTAAGGAACAGAGAGTGCAAATTGAAGACGAAATTTTCAAGTTCATTAAAGGGCTGGG